CGTTACCATCAGCAAATTGCTGAACCTCCAAACCCCACCTTCTATACGAAGGCTGGGGGGTTGACCCAGCGCGAGGCGTGATTTCTCACACCTGCGACTACCTCACGACCACGCGGATATTGACTTGCGTCAACCTCCGCGCTCTTCACCCACGTTACACACTCTGCCAGAGTGCGGCGTAGACGGAAGAGCTTCGGGCGACCGTCTTCACGGTAACCAGAAGTGGTGTCTCTTATCCGGTACAGCAGGATAGACATTGCGTCACCCCACCGCTCCAGCGGGTACGTTCGTACCGGCTGACGGATAACCTCGAAGTGTTTGTAAAGCACTTCGTACTTCGAACCATCGACAAGGAGGTGTCTAACGCCGTTCACAACCGGCGACCACTCCCGCGATTCCCGATGAATAATCGGGTTGGCGGATTCGAAGCTGGAGGGGATCCAGGGCGTAATACTGCCCCGAACCCACGGCCCTACAACGTTCTCTCGTATAGAGGGTGGCAAAACTTTCACCAACCCTCTATAAGCCGTCAGATACCGTTTGTCAGCGACGTCCACAAGGTCACAAGCAGATCGAGACGATCTACTTGTACCAGGACGATCACTAGCAGCACGGTGATACAGGCGGTTTGCGAGAATGACGACGTCATAGGAGTTCTCCAAAGGCTCTTTTATGTAAAGAGGAGTTACGAGGCGTCCCTTGTAGACATCAGCACCGCAAGATTCCCGGAATTCCCCACGACTAAATGACTTACGCTCATTGAGCGTGAAGCCACAGAAGTGGAGAACGTTTGTAAGCTCCGGTACTACCGCGGTTGGACAGATGATGTCATCGCCATACACATGGGTATCCCTCTGCATATGCAGACGGACGCCCACCTCATCAGCTGACGAACGCACCAGTGCCAGGAAGATCAAACTTTCCAGCTCAAAGGTGTATCCGTTGCCCATAGATGAGAACTTCTCTAGCTCTACTCGCCGTCCCTTCAACAGGGTATGCGAGCAGCGGCACGATTCCATCGCAAAGACCCAATCAGCTGGTAGAAGCCAGCGAACCAGGTCTCGTGCGATCGTGTCCGAAGCGCTAGATAAGTCGAGAGTGGCGAGCCCCTTAGTGACAGCACGACTGGCAAGGCGTTGGTTTATGCCTTGGTCAGTCAAGTCACAGCCGACATTGCGCAGAGCTTCGCGCAACATGGCTCCGATACCGAGCTGAGCGAACCCGTTAAGGGTTGGCTCGATGCAAATTACTCGGTCGGTTAAGGCGGTCTTCGGGACTGTCAGCACGAGGCTGCCAGGGCACTGCACTAAAGCTCTTTCGGCCTCATCGCAGCGCCACCTCGGGAAGCCCTCAACGAGCTTACCGAGGATGTCACCGTTTCCCTGATACTCTAGGGAGGACCACAACTTATCACCAATGCTCAGCTCTGACCCACGACACGAAGTCGTGGCCCCATCACCAAACCGGCAATTTCGGGCCCATGTCTCGACGCAAAACGGTCCAAGCCACTTCTCAATTTTTCGCTTAGCCCGACGAATAATCGGGTAAACGGAAGGGTGCAGGGGCGAGAAGACAGAGTCTTCGATCCCTCCGGCACCATCCTGAGAGATGGCAGTAAAGACCGCGTTGGACAAACGGCATTGCTCTTCCGCCTGCCACCACTTCTGGATGGCAGCCTCACCACGATCCACGCCCTCAAGAGGGAATGGGTACTTCCGTAGGAGGTTTACAGCCTGATAAGCGTCTTCAAAGTCGTCTGGCGACAGACTTGAATCGGCAGTCAGGTCCCGCAGATCACGCTCGCAAACCGAAAGGAAGCGCGCGTAGTCACGGGATAGGAGGGCTTGGTAGCCTTCCCACTGCGGGGCGGTTAGCTCAGCGAGCAGCTGGCAACCCAACGTCACAACGACATCTAGAGAATCGCGCACTCTGTACGAGCGCACGGTGTCCTCAAGATCTTTTCGCTTAACACGATGCTTATCCTTAACGGACATGTGATCCTCCTGAAGTTAAGAAGGAATCACGGCATCGGTCAGCGCAGCCTTCACAACGGCATTGTTGTAGCCGTTGTAGATCTGCGCAGCGAAGTCGTTCTTGTCGGCGGTCGTTGCACTGGGGTGAATGTACGTCACACCCTCATGCAGCAGAACGCCGATGACGTGGCCGGTGGCGTCGACGATCGGACGGTTGGTTTTCGTGCGAACACGAATCATCTGCCCTTTCGCCTTCGGGTACTGGACGCCGAGCACCCAGTTACGCCAACGCTCGAAGATGCCGGGAGACTTGTCGGCCCATTCCGCCTGGAAACGGCGCTGAGTGGCGTCGCCAGACGCACCCAGCCCGGAATAGGTAACGGCAGTAGCCGCAGCATTGTTGATGGTGATGTCAGTAATAGCTGCCATAATAGCAACTCCTTCTTTTGAAAGTGGTTAGTGGCGGAATTTCGCGCGAGCCGCACCCCATAGGAGTGAGAAAGCATCGGCAGCACGTTTTCCATTCAACTTGATCTTAACAGGAGGAAATGAAGGCAGAATACCGCCGATCGATTCCAGCTGAGCACGATTGAACCTGGTGTAACTAGATTCTTCGTACTTGATCTCGTCGGGAACGTCTTGCACGTAGCCCTGATATCCATCAGTGCCAACGTAGCCAAGGGCGTAGCCGACAGTCGTAGTTGTAACACGACTAACTGAGTAACCGGCGTCTACGACAGACAAACCGGCTAATGCGGACATGGACTGCAGCCAGCCGCCGATCGGCGTGAGCCAATCGACGACGAAGCTGAGCGGTACCAGTTCCCATGCAACCTCAGCCAGATTGAGAAACGAACCCCGGTTTAATTGGGCTAGCTCGTAGGATGAAGGAGCCACCTTCACCCAAAAGCGTACTTTGGTCTCTGTTTTGACCTCAGCGTTTCTGCCATACTTAACGGAGTTGGCCACCCTCGTCGCTATCGAGCCCGTTGAGGACTCCTGCCGCGAAGCAGTGTAAGAGCTATGACTTGACTTGGTAACTGATCTGATTTTGGGATCAGCCACCAAATAAGCCAAATGCTTCGTAGCATCATCGATACTATGAAGCAGGGGCATCCAACCGTACCTGTACTCAAGCCATACCTTAGCGCCTTTTGAGACGTTTGGGGCAAGCTTGCGGGAGGCACGGCGGATGGCTCTCTTGATCTGGCGCTTGTTCATGCGCAAGACCTTACCAGCTGCAACAAACTGGCCTTTCTTCACCTTCGAGAGGGCAGTGGCTAACTGCTTGACTCGTCCCGCTATCATGTCGTGCGTCTTCTGGGCTTCGGCCAAGTCGACTAACAACATGCTCTTCACGTCTGAAAGCTTATTCAACGCCGCAATCTTTGCGATGTTGAGAGCGTTAAGATCTTGAAGGGAGGACCATTCATTGCCACTCGGGGTATTTATGAGTGGGATGAATGTCGTACACCGGGTGAACCCCGGGATGTAACGATTCTTCGCGTAGGCATAGTACATGCCATATCTGATTTCCTTGCACACGGCCCAGCGAGGGTCTTGTGTGAAACCAGAGGAAGAAGCGTAGGTGGACTGCAGCGTGCCTTGCGCACGTGCAGCGAGGTATGCCTTGTGCCCGTAAATCTGTTCCCAGGTTCGGTTGCGCTCCTTCAACAAAACGTAACGAGTAGACGGGTAACTCTGTTGGACAATTTGTCCGTCCGAGTCCGGTTGTTCGATTACGTCCGTTGTTACGAAGGGGACGACAACACGCCCGTTTGCAGATTTTAGGGTCATGGCATATTCCTCAGAGTGATTACACCCCCAGCCGGAAGGCTGG